ACGGTTAACTACGTGACGGGTGAGGTTAATGTTAACTTTCCCAGTCCTCCTGCAGCCGGTTCAAATATCCAAGTCCAATGTTACTTCTATGAACAAGGCATTCCCCGAGCAGTCTTATTCTATAACAACTGTTTAACATTTCGCCCCCCTCCTTACACGGAATTCTTCGTTGAACTCGACTGTTATTTAACCCCGGCAGCCTTCTTAAATTCGGCTCAATCTTTTCCTTTTGGCTACATGACTGAATATATCGCCCGTGGAGCAGCTAGAAAAATTCTATCTGATACAGGCGATGTTGAGCAGTTCATGTTTTATGAGCCCTTGTTTCGGGAGCAGGAGAATTTAGTATGGAAACGTAGTCAACGCCAGTTCACTACCGATAGAACTAATACTATATTCAGTCAGACGCAGGGGCAAACAAACGTAAATAATATTGGGCAGGGAACTAACTAAGGATCAACAACTTATGGCATTTCCATTCAACACGGGCATACCGGCCGCTAACAATAATCCATCAGCTGACCAACCTATCATGCAGCTAAACAACGTCTCTAGTTACGGCATTTTAGATGTAGATCATGTGACCTACGGCATAGTGAATGCAGGTACACACAAGAGCGTAACCTTTGAGGGAACAAGCCTCAATCCCTCTTTGGGAGCAGATTATTACCAACTCCTTCCCCAACAATTCCCTCCACTTGACCCTCCTACTAATGTTCCGGGTCAATACATTGAGGTATTCATAGAGAATCAGCCCAATACCGGCTCTCCAATAATGGGATATTTGCCTTTTGTTAAGTGCATAGGGTCTTATTTGACAATAAACGGAGGGGGAAATCTTACTGCTACTGTCAACTCATTAAATGCCAATCTCAATGGCACTTCCGTCAATCAAAACGCTATGACCGGTGTCATAACTGTAACGTTTGCCGTCCCGCTAATATACAACACCTATTCAATCATTTTTGATGCTCAAACAGCCTTAATTGTTACCTCTATCCCTACGCGAACTACAACAGGATTCTCAGTTACGGGCTTTCCTAATAGAGCCGGCCTATTATTTCAATTTATGGTCATCTAATGAGCGAAAAAATTGTAGTTGGCCCAAATTTTGGTGGACTGGTCAACGCAGTTAAACCCTTCGTTATAGACAATAATTCCTTTCCCTTCTTGCTCAATGCCTATGAATGGCGCGGTAGAATTAAGAGAAAACGCGGAACCTCTTTGCTGACGCGTCTACAGCGTTACTTCAACTCTACAATTTCATCGTACAATCCAACGAGTCTATCAATTACTTTAGATTCAACTGGAGCTGGTAATTTAATTATAGGGTATGATCTAGATTCATCTTCTAATATCGTTCCAGGGACTGTAACTATAACAGATACAAATACCGGTGATGTATATACCGATACGGGGATGGATGGCATTCTAATAGGTGCTCCAGCAGGCCTCGGTTCCATAAATTACGCAAGTGGTTTTTTTTGGTATTGTGGGGGGATCCGGTCATGTAGTGACTGCCATATTCACCTACAATCCTGGCCTTCCTGTCATGGGTCTTCGAGCTTTAAATCTGACGGCAACTCAATTTGTAGGAACAATAGCCTTCGATACTACCTACGCCTACAATATATTAACCACTTACCCTAACCAAAATTACGACATAAGTTTCTACAAAAACCCTCCTCTTACTCCAGCTTATCTTGGTTATATGCCCAAGACTGCAGTAACACCATTAACTTGGAATGGTCAGAATTATCAACAATTCTGGACGGTAAATTATCAAAATGCTTTCTGGGCAACCAATGGAATAGCAGTTCCTTTTAATCCTGAAAATATAGGGATGCAGTTTAAAAAGATCACGGGTATCGCCATAGTGATGGCGGGCCCTCCCGCTATAGTCACCATGACAATACCGCTGCATGGATTGGTCGTAGGAGATTTCCTCTTTATCAATGAGGTTTTGGGACTAATAGGCATTAATTTCCAAACAGGCTATGTAACGGCGTCTGCAGAAGAAAACACCATAACTGTTGAATTTCCCAATGCTGTTCTAAGCGGTACATATACAGCCGATACAGGTATTGCTCAGTACCTCACCAACACAGCCGTTCCAGGAAAAGATTGCATTCGATTCTACGACGGCGATCCAACAAATGGTGATCCTTCCGATCCAATGCTCAATGGTACCTTCGGTTGGGTTAACTTCATGCCCCCCCTATCCTTCGGAGACTACACAATTGGAGATCTTCCTGCGGACCAATACTATTTGGTAGGCGCTCGTATGATAAGTCCATTCAAAGATAGATTACTCTTCTTCGGCCCTGTAGTTCAGAACTCCGGAGGCGCGATTTATTATTTACAAGATACGGTTGTTTATTCTCAGGTCGGAACCGCTTTTTACACAGCCTCATTCAATGGCTCTTCAGGGATTAGCGGTAAAACCACTTTCTTTCCCATTCTAACGCCTGGAGTCGAGGGTAGCTAGCCCAAATGCCTATTGGGCCGATATAACGGGTCTAGGTGGCTATATAACAGCCGGCTACGAGCAACCTATAACTACAGTATCCCCCAACGAGGATGTTCTGATTGTTGGGTTCAATACGCGACAGTCTCGGTTGGTCTATTCTGGCGATGATATTATTCCATTCAGTTTTTACATCATCAACTCAGAATTAGGATCTGGAGCTACCTTCTCGATCATTAATCTAGATAAAGGTGTTCTCTCCATAGGAGAGCATGGATTTACTGTGACCTCACAGTATGAAGGCAAGCGCTTCGACATACAAATCCCTGATGCTTTATTCGAGTTTAGTTTCCTAAACAATGGAATGCAGAGAATTACTGCACAAAGAGACTTCATTAATGAATGGATCTATTTCACATACTGCAGCAATGAAAATGAATTCATATTCCCAACTCAAACCCTTCAATACAACTATAGGGAACAGACTTGGGCTATGTTCAATGAGTGCTATACTACCTACGGCCAGTTCCGTCACTCTACAGGACTAACCTGGGCTGAGGTAGGAACTACATACCCCACCTGGAACGATTGGGATGAAACATGGGCCTCCGGCGCGTCTACGGTTCTGCAACCCAAGGTCATTGGGGGCACGCCTCAAGGGTTTGTGATGCAAAGAGACGAGGGAACAGGTGAAGGTAATTCTATTTACATCACCAACATTTCCTTTTCAACCATCATTACAGCAATCACCCAGAGCGCCAACGCTGTTGTAACCACAGCCAATACCTTCGTTCCAGGACAGATCGTGACCATCATGGGAGTGGTGGGGATGACTCAGATCAATGGGATGTCTGGTACTATTATATCGGCTACTCCAACCACGATTACCTTAAATATCGATTCTACTGCATTTAGTGCCTATGTATCCGGAGGAACAGTCGTTCCTGTTAATCGAATTTATTCTCCAAATCATTGCTTAAATGAAGGCGATTACATAGTAATTAATGGAGCTTTGGGAACTGTTAATATTCGGATCAATGGAAAGGTATTCAAAGTATGGAATTGCACAGAAGATGGATTTAATTTAGACCCTCCCATTGAAGTTGGCACATATACAGGAAGCGGATTAATCCAGCGGATGTACATCCCCCTCATACAATCCAAGCAGTTTAATCCCTCTTGGGGACTCTCCAGAAAAACACGCATCAACTTCCAGCAATATTTGCTCAGTACAACCTCAAATGCTCAAATCACACTATTAATTTATTTGAGCCAAAACACCGTTGGTATAGGCGCGTTACCTTATAATTTAGGGCCCATTGTCCCCGATCCCGATGCTGAGAATAACAGTCTTGTCTATAGCACTGTTCTATATACATGCCCAGAAAGCACCAACTTAGGTCTAACTCCTGCCAACATCAACTTACAAATGGTAACTGCCGTTGCTCAACAACAGATCTGGCACAGAATTAATACATCTCTTCTTGGCGATACGGTTCAAGTGGGATTTACTTTATCCGACTTCCAAATGAGGGATTCTACACTTACCAACCAATTTGCCGAGATAGAACTCCATTGTATGGTCATTGACGTTTCTCCATCCCAACTTCTGGCATAAGAATGACTCCTAACAATCAGATAAGTCGAGCCCCCTTCCTGAGAACCTCTAGAACCTTCCCTGAAGAATCGCAACCTCTTGCTGTTGAAACAAACAAAAGCTACGTAGACATTGCCAATGCTGTGAACGCTCGCGTCATTGGGCTATTTACTAGCGGTAATACTACCGTTACCGGTGAAGCATGGTTCATGAACCAGAACAAGAATCAAAAACAACAATCTTTGAGGCAGCTCTATGAATTTACCACTACAGCTCCTATCACTCATAACATCCCAAGCTTTGAAGAGATCTCTCCCAGTACACGAGGATCTTATACCGACGGTACTAACTGGTATGGCCTTCCCTTCGGCACTAGCGTGGCCGTGGCTGGCCTCATTACCTTCTATGTAACTGCAACACAGATCCTCTTCAATACCGGAGCTGGAGCGCCTGCATTGATATCTGGCATGATTGTCCTCGAATGGCTCAGTCAGGTGTAAGATTTACTTCCCATACCCATTCAGCTTTCCCAATATAATGCATTTTCTCAAATTCACACCGTTTGTAAGCTCTCCCTCCTAAGTGTCTCGATCCATCTTCATTAAATCCAGGTAAAGCCTGAACATAACCTTCGGCTCCCCATGACCTTGGACTGGTTACCACCATGAAGCAAGCGCCAAATACTTCGTCCTCTTCCGGATCGATCTGGACTACGTCTCCAACTTCTAATACTCTTGGTTGCATACTTCCTCTCATAATTCGACCCCATTTCCGGAAATTTCATTCCTTTCTATAGGAGATGGACTTCTGTTTAAGTTTAGCGATATACAATGAAACATTTAATAATATAGGACAATTGGTATAAATTTATTGAAAATGATACAGTGAGTAGAAAAGAGGTTCATTATGTCAATGCCAACAATGCCCACTAAAGCCACCGGATCTAATATGGGTGCCCGTACTGGAGGGCCAAAGATTAATTGGGGTGAGTCCAAAGGAGGCTATAAAAGCGGTCAAATGCAGCAATTCACGCCAGAACAGATGCAATTGTTTCAGCAAATGTTTGGCCACCTTGGCCCTGATAGCTTTTTGGGAAGGCTTGCTGGCGGTGATCAATCGCAATTTGAAGAAATGGAAGCACCGGCATGGTCGGATTTTCAATCAGGTCTTGGTCAAATAGGATCTAGGTTTGCGGGGATGGGTTCTGGTTCCATGAAAAGCAGTGGATTTAAAAATACAGGAACTGCTGCAGCGTCTCAGTTTGCCCAAAAACTTCAAGGAGATAGAATGAATATAAGAAATAATGCGATTCAAAGCCTCATGAACATGAGTAATAATCTGCTTCAGCAAAAGCCTTATGAGAATTTCATGATGAAGGAATCGCCTGGATGGTTAGAACAGATCCTGGGAGCTATAGGGGGTGCAGGCCTATCGGGACTCTCTGGGGGATTAAGTGGTTATCTTACCAATTTGGGAAAACGTAATAACAATATGAATAGTCAAACAGGTTAATATGGTCACTATATTGGATGAAAATTCTCGCGGATCTAGACTAGGCAAGACATTTGCTGATGCGATTACAAGTGGCGCTCAAGAGGGTAGGAAATTTGCTCAACAAATGGGATTGGACAAGGCTAAACAAGAAAGTAAACTTTCTGCGATGATAGATGCGTATAATAAATTAAAAAATTTAAAAAAAAATAACAATGGTTTTGCAAACCAAACTAGCGATGTTCCATCACAAGAAGGAAACTTCCAATCAACACTCCAACAAGAATCAGGATCGCAACCCCAACAGGAACCAAACGATAACGAACAGGAAATGATATTTGATATAATGTTTCCTGAAGTTGGGAAGGGGATGCGAGATAGGCAAAAAATTGAACAAAAAGAAAGATTCCATAATGAAGAGAGAATGGACAAAAAAACCGCTCCGGCACTGGAAGAAGCTAGAGTAAAAAGACAGGCAATGCCATCGAAAAAAATGTCTTTATCTCTTTTTAGAAACGCCACAAACGAAGGAAATGTTTCTTATTTTTCTAAAAGCAACTTAGCAGGGGTGCTAAATAATTTAACTGGAGATAAATTTAATTTAAAATGGGATGCGTCTGGAGCGCAATTAGCCTTCGCGGGGAAGAATTATCTTATAGAAAATTTAGATAAGGTGGGAGCAAAAGGACTGAATCAATATTTAGAAAAACAATTATCCACAGCACAGCCTCAAATTGGCGCTAGTCCTCAAGCGAATAATTCAATTTTAATTCCCATGGAAACAACGGTTGCTATTGAAGATTTTTATTTAGATCGTCTAGGTCAATATGAAGATATGTACGATAAATTAGGCAAACCTCTTCCTTATTCGGCAGTGAGAAATGCTCAGAAAGAAGCTGCTCAATTTGCTGATGATCAATTGAAAAAAATGTCCTATGAATTACGAGAGAATCAGGAAAGTACAATGTCGGATTCCCAAATTATGGACTTTGGAACTAAAGACAACCCTAAATCCGTAACGCCTGGGACTCCCCTTACCGAGCGAGCAGCGACATTATTTTTAAAAAAATATGGATTTGATGAAGAAGATCCTGAAAGCGAAAAAAGCCTGAAATCGATTAAAACGGCATTAAAAGTCGCAAAACAACTTGGTTATGACGTGGAAGTAACAGAATAGAATGAATATATTCGATAAAGTTATTAGTAAAAAAAAATCGCCTACTATTTCTTCTTCTATAAATGAGGAAGATGAAGAGGCGCGTTCTCTTATTGAAAAAGAAAGATCCAGACATGAGCGGCCTTTTAAGGCATTTGGAAGGGGAGCAATAGAGGGAACCGGGACATTAGGGGATATATTAAGTTTGACGGGATATCCCTCCGGGCAAGTAGCTCCTGCAGAAAAAATAAAGGCAGAGAGAGAATCAAAATTATTATCTCCGGAAAAAGAAAAAGAATTTGCGAATTCAATTATTTCCGAAGCTGCTGAATCGGACATTGCCCCTCCTTTTTTAGGAACTTTACCTACTTCAAAAGATACTAATGAATTTCTAAATATGTTAGGAATTCCTAAGGAAGAAATACGACCAATAGAAAAGTTTATGGGACGCTGGGGCAGGTTTGTAGGAGCCACTCCCGGATGGCCTGGGTCGATTGCAGTATCAGGAACAGGAGCGTTGGGAGGACAAGCGGCAGAAGAAGCTGGTTTTGGACCTATGGGTCAGATGATTGCAGAAATAGGATCATCCCTTAGATTTCCCAAAAAACCCTCATTACAAAAATTGAATAAAATAAATCAACCACGGGTGGTAACTAAAAATATTTTACCAAATAAAGGTGGTGCAATAACACAACAAAGACTTGAATCTCAATTGTCACGAGTCAATAGAGAAGCAGCCGAGATTGCAAAAGACATAGGGTCCAGAAATAAGAAATTCTCTGTTGTATCTGAAGCGATAGATAAAAAATATCCAATAGATAAAAAATTTGACGCCGCTTTCGATACATTAGAAAACATTTCAAAAGCACATAATAGTCACCTTAAAAACACAAAACCCCTTTATGATTTTTTAGATGCTGAATTGTCTAAATATGCAAATACTGGTGCTCCTACCTTTATGAGCGAATTTATAAAAAAAGAAGCAGAAGGGTGGCTTAAAAGTGGTAAAAATGAACTTTATCCAATGTTTCGAAGGTATAGACTGAATAATCAAAGATTTAAAGAAGTAAGAACCGATCCAAATTTTCCATGGGCATTCAAAACTGAAGCTTTAGGTTATTTATCTAGAATGAATAAAGCAATTGATGAAAGTATTTCTCAATCTTTACCCAAAGATTCCTCATGGACAAAATCTTTTCGTGGATTAAATGATATGTATGGAGCATATCAAAACACTAAGACAGTAAAGAAGATTCTGGATCCTATTTTACAAAAAACAGTTGATGATAAAAAATTAAAATCTTTTTTATCTAACACGTCAACTTGGGAAGAAATGGAAAGATTCTTAGGACCTCAAGAAGCTTCCAATTTGAAAGAAGTTCTTACTGATCTCCAACAAGCTAGATCAGCACTGCAATCAATGAAAAGAATGCCCGGCATTTGGGAAGGTCTCAAAGAAAAGGGAATGTTAGGAGCTTTAGGGTTTAAGACATTAGCGGCACTCTTGAGTGTGCCATATGCCACTAAATGGGCAGTTGGAAGATATTTTTCATCTCCTGAATTTGCTACAAACATGAAAGAACTAAGCAAAGCGTTACTAGAAGAAAATATACCAGCAATATCGAATGCTTTAAAAAAAATAGAAGAAAAAGACAAGGAAGATTAAGTTAATTCTTCAACAACTGAAATTATCCCTATAAATACAACTACTACAAAAACAATCATTTTCTATTCCTCTCTTTCATTTCATCTCTGATATCCGTTAAAACCATTGCAATTCTTATCAAATTTACCGCCATAAAAATCAAACAAGAATTGACAACAATAGCATTCCCCAAATCCATTTTATATTTCCCCTGTTAAGGAAGTTTAATCAATCTATTTCTTTCTCTTTCAATCTCTAGAAGACGAAAATGGAAATCTTTATTTTCTAACCGCATCTCATTTAAAATTTCTCGTAAAGATTTAGACTCATCTGATAATTCTTTTTTTAAAGATCTAGATTCGTCAGATAGGTCTTTTTTAATGGCATTCGTTTCCGTGCGACACCAAAACATCAGTGCACACATAACACCTACAATCGATACTGTTCCCACTGAAATTGCGATAATTATCCCTAAGTCCATAATTTACCTCTTGTGCCATGTTGATTTTTCTGAAGTCCTTTCTGATAAAAAGACTAAAAAAGCCATCTCATCTATGAGTATTCTTTTCCCGATTTTCCTGACACATTTTTCCCGAAAACCATGCAAATTGCTGGTGAGAATATTTTTCAACATATTTTCTGATATAAAATCATATTTTTTTAACAACTGAGTGTTTGTCAAATACTTATCTGTAACCATACCAGTCATCCTCAAAAAGAAGGTTTTTTGTTAAAAACGACCCCAGTTTTACCTATTTCATCTTAAATGTCTATTCCAATAAATACTTGACACCGTTGTAGCCCAGAAACTCTTATATGCTTTAAATTAAATTTTAACATACAAGGAGTTTTTATGACTGTCCAACCAGGCGCAAACCTATATAGTCAGGGATTCGGTTCTTACCCAGAGAATGTCGAAATCCCAGTAATAAGCAACGTAAATCCAGGCCCAAACAATGTAAACTACCCGCTCGGCAAACGTTGGATCAATCAGGCACTTAATACCACCTGGGAACTTACCTCTATCTCATCATTACAGGGAAATATCCAGGCTAATTGGGTATCAACCGGAGGTGCTACAACAGCCGTGGCGACCCTCTCAGGAAATACCGGAACAGCGACACCTACATCAGGTAATATCGTAATCTCGGGAACTGCACAAAATATAGTCGCTACCGCATCAGGAAATACAGTCTCTTTATCTCTAGCCAATCCTCTGTTTGTCGGTAATCTGCAGACGGCATCAATAAATAATCAAGGTGCCTATGCGTGCAATGTAACCCAGGTTATAGGATTAGCAAACTATGATGTCACCGCTACAGATTTTTTCCTGGCATGCGATACGACTGCTCAACTTCTTCAGGTATTTCTACCTCCAACTCCTTTACTCGGAGATATGTACATAGTGGCAGATATCGGCGGGGCAGCGGTAACTCATCCCATACGAATGGCTGGGAACGGGCATCCAATAAATATTCCAGCCGGTACACCTACTGCAGCTTTTGATATTGGAATCGCTTATAAGAGTTACTATTTCATATTTTCATCAATTGGCTGGACGGTGTTAGGTTAATATATGTCTAGTCTATCAACAGTAATTTATCCAGATATTATCAGGGAAATAAGTGCTACTCTATTCAACAATACTTTTCTTCCAGTTGGTGGACCTCTTTTACAACCCTGTCGGCTAATAAAGTTCCTAAATAACACTAATGTTGCTGTCTCTATTTCTTGGGATGGTGTTAATACGCATGATTTCTTGCCAGCAGGTGGATTTCTTCTTCTGGACATTGCTACAAACAAAGAAAACGCGTCCGCATTTGATATACAGACAGGAACACAATTTTATGTAGCTGGATTAACAGGAACGGGAAACTTTTTTATCAGCAACTATTTTGGTAAATAAATGAGTCAGTCAGGAGTAGCTAATGCAGCGATGTCGACAGGAATTGTCGACTTTATAACGGGTAATTCTGGCGGTCCTGTCGGCCCAGACAGTTCCAATAACATCAATATTGTTGGGGGAGGCGGTATTACCGTCTCAGGCAATGCACTTACAAACACATTGACTATTTCAGAATCTGGCGTTTCAAAATGGAACCTCATAGGAGCTCCTCAAACACTTGTTCCCAATCAAGGGTACATTTGTACCTCTAGCGGATCGTTCGGCACTCTCATGCTTCTTTTACCTCCTGTATCGAGTCTAGGGGACATAATTGAAATTACCTTAGACGGAGCCGGTGGATTTACCGTAACTCAAGGTGCCGGTCAATCCATACGTATTGGGAACCAGACTACGACCGCCGGAACATCGGGAAGTCTAGTTTCTACGCAACAAGGAGATACACTGCGGATGGTGTGTCAGATAGCAAATTTAAAATGGAATGTTCTCAGCTCAATGGGAAACCCAACAGTCATATAACAAAGGAAAAAAAATGGCCACCAACAATGCAATTAATCTCTCGGCAGCGGGCTTAGTCCGTTATGACGGTGCAGGAACTTTTACAGGAGTAACAGTTACTCAAAACAGTATTCTAGTTGGAGGAGCAAGTAATTCTATTACTTCTCTTGCACTAACCAACGGGCAGTTAGCAATAGGAAGCACAGGAGCCGCTCCTGTAGCCGCAGCTATAACAGCCGGCCCTGGGGCAACAGTTACCAACGGCGCAGGAAGCATTACTATAGGCGTAACAGGAGGGGGATTAACCTGGAACGATGTTACAGGAACCTCTCAGGCAGCAGTTGTTAACAATGGATACATGGCTGATAACGCAGCCCTGGTTACTATTACATTGCCAACTACAGCAGCTCTTTTTTCCGTTATTGCAATTGCTGGCAAAGGAGCTGGCGGATGGCAATTAGCTCAAAACGCCGCACAGAACGTTCAATTCGGTAAGTTGAGCACTACAGTAGGTGCTACTGGATTTTTAGCCTCTACAAACCAATACGACTGCATATACCTTCTTTGCACAACAGCTAACACCACATTTACTGTATTAAACTCAGTAGGAAACATAACTGTTAACTAATGATAAATAATACAACTGTTGTTAACTCTTTATATGGAAGATCGATAAGCGGAACATCAACAATTCCGTTTGTCGACATTTTCATGAATCGAGATCCCACACCTCAGGATGTTCAATACGTTGTTCAGCAGAAGTGGTTAAATACCTTAACAGATAGTCTCTGGATATTAAAAAACTTTTCAACAACCGGCGGCTACGTGTCTGCCCAGTGGTTCAAAATCGGAGGGCCCATGTCATTTATTAGTACCCTAACCGGAAACTCCGGAGGCCCCGTGGCAGGTGCGCCTGTAACCAATAATGTGAACATAGTCGGCGACGGTACAACCGTTGATGTAGTAGGAACCCCTGGAACAAATACTCTCACCATTACAGGCCTTAGTGTAAGCAATACTACTTATACAGCCAATGTAGGCACAGCCACCCCATTAGCCAACAACCTAAATGTATTTGGAGCAGCAGGAATCAGTACAACAGCTTCGGGGGATACTATTCTAGTTGAGACAACAGGAGCTGTAGCCACATCCTTTATAGCTGATATCGGAACAGCGATTCCATTTTCCAATGCTCTGCTTATAAACGGCGTCAACGGCCTTTCTACATCGGCATCAGGCAATCAAATAAAAATATCTGGTATAAATTTATTTTCATCGATTAATGTTCAGACTTTCACAACTTCTGGAACCTATACCCCCAGCGTTGGAATGCTCTATGCTCAAATTGAGGTAATAGGCGCAGGAGGCGGTGGAGGGGGTTGTTATACCAACTCAGGGATTACCGTATCTGGAGGCGGAGGAGGCGGAGGAGGTGGTTATGCTAAAGGCATCTTTACAGCAGTTGCAATAGGAGCCTCTCAAGCGGTAACTATAGGTGCCGGAGGAACAGGGGGAGCGGCCAATTCGCCAGTTGCTGGAGGGACAGGAGGTACAACTTCTGTTGGCTCTCTGATCTCTGCTACAGGTGGATTGGGGGGATTTCCAGGCAACAACGGTGGAACACAAAATGCCTCCCCGGGAAACATTGGTGGCGTGGGAATTGGAGGAAACTTTCAAACCCATGGATCACCCGGAGGAACTAGCTTTGGAATCGGCATTCCTGCTGGTGTCATCGGCATGAATATTGTATTTGGCGGAGAAGGGGGATCAACCTTTTTTGGGGGCGGAGGAATTTCTACCCCATCGGCATTGTCCTCGGCTTTTACTCCTGGACAACCCGGAACATCTTACGGGGGTGGAGGAAGTGGAGGATCTAGTACAGCAAGCAATGCAGGACAAACAGGCGGATCTGGCTACCAAGGGATAGTAATCATAACAGAATACATAGGTTAACATGGCACAAAAACAGAATTCCACCAACAGTTACAATGTTGCAAAATGGGTAGTCTCCCCTGATCCAACACAGGGAAGCCATACTACAATCACCTCTGCTCTTGCCTCTGCATCTGCCGGCGATAGCATCTTTATCTTGCCGGGAACTTACACAGAAAACCCTCCCCTCAAAACTGGTGTATCGATTCAAAGCTTCACATCCAATGCAGCCTCTGGAAATGTCATTATCAACGGAACATGTACCTATACTGGAGGGGGAACCGTTGCAATAAGCGGTGTTGAGCTGCAAACAAACAGTAATTATTTTCTATCTATTACCGGATCTACCAATGGAACAGTTTATTTAAACAATTGCGCATTAAATTGTCTTAATAATACTGGCATAAATAATGCATCCACCGGAACAATAACCTTAGTAATATCGAGCTGTTCTGGAAATATCGGAACCGTAGCAACCTCTCTATTTACTTCCTCCTCTCCAGGAACAGTAACCATAAACCTGACTCAAATTACAAATACCGGCGGAAGCATTCAAGCCTCTACTATAAGCGCCGGTTCATTGATCATAAACTCCTCCACATTCAGTCATAATATAAGCACAACCGGAACTGCTGGAATTCTTTTCAGAGCATGCGCATTTAACTGCGCTGCCATAAATGCAGTTACACTGACAGTATCCGGGACAGGAACGTCTAGAGCAGCTAACAGTACCTTCATATCCGGAACGGTGACAGCGATTAACATATCAGGGGGATCAACCCTGGTATTAGATGGAACAACTTCTATCTCTAGTACGGCAACTAATGTAATTTCAGGAACTGGCACGCTTGAATATTCTAATATTTGTTTTACTCAAGGCTCAAGCTTTGGAATTAACACGACAACTATTACTCCTAATGCATCCCTACCTGCAGCCATTCCCTATTTGTTCACCCCGGCATTAGCTTTTGGTGGTGCATCTACGGGTATAACTTATACTGCTCAGGAAGGAAAAGCCTATCAACTCGGCCCCATGGTGTTCTTTGATATTGTCCTAATCTTAAGCAACAAGGGGACGGCTACAGGAAATGCTACTATCACCGGATTTCCTTTGGCAGCAGCTGCAACCTACTTCAATAACTTTGCAGCTTTTTCAAGTAACGTTTCCTTTCCCGTGTTGGCCGAAAGTCCTGTGTTTCTCCAAATCACTCCTGGCGCAACGACCGGAAGTTTGATTTGCGGAGGAACTGCGACAGCTCAACAGAACATAACAAACACCCAATTTACTAATACCTCGGACTTATATTGTTCAGGTTTTTATTTCGCATTTTAGAGGTTACACATGAAATACATTTTAGCGTTATTGTGCATCGGCAGTTGTACACCAGGTCAAATCGAGATCTTTGAAGAGGCTGCTGAGAGCGAGCTTCAGATCGTCGAAAGAGTCATAGAAAAAGAATCGGGTGTAACCACTGTTCCTAAAAAATGAAATGGAACCCGGCAACCCTTCTTAAATTCTAAGCCTTCTTTTTTTTAACTAGGCAATCCACTTTTGGTTTGTCTTAATCTTTCTTCCACAAATTCTTGCATTTTCTTTTTTTCTTCCCAAGCTTTTTTTGCCTTTTGTTCCTGATAATGCTTTTTTGCCTTCCTGCGTTCCCTCAGATATTCTTCTTGGTCTTGACGGGCGAAATCCCCCAGCCTCCCGATAATGTATGCGTCTAATTCGCCCTGTAGTCGATTATTAACCATCCAAATAGCGTCCGATAGCTTTCTGACAAACAAATCGATCCTGGAGGCTTCTAGGCATGTTTTACAGTATTCCTCCCAGGAATGGATAACCTCTGTTTCTATATCTAGTTCCCCGTTATTCGGGAATTCCTGTTTGTCTAAAATCTACTTCTCCAAATGCAAGGAATGTATTTCGTCTATCAAATATTCTACTGTGGGCTCGTTTACCTAACTTGTCCCAAATCTCTTGACTCGTCAAGTTGCTTGTTATCACTGTGGGTAGTCTACTTGCATATCGCACATCAATAAATTTTAAAAGGACATCTTTTTTCCATTCGCTGGTTGTTGTGCTTCCTAGGTCATCCATAATTACCAGATGATCGTCACTAAGAGCCTCCACAGCTTGCTCAAAGGTTCCTAACATGTCGAAGCTTGCCTTTATCTTGCTTATAAACTGAGACTCATTCCAATGCCTTCTATATAGCATTTGAGGGGTAGGTTTCATATCGTTCATTAAGGCGTGGCAAAAGTGAGTCTTTCCACATCCCGGACAACCTAAGTAAACTAAAAAATCTTTTGGATTTTTTACCCATTCGTTCACTAAGGACTGTTCAAGTACTCCGAGAAAAGTTTTTGCGAGTGTTGCACTCTCAAAGCGATTTCCTCTGGCGTAAGGACTTTCACGGGAGGCATTTGTGTTGTAGGGGAACATTTTTTTTTCCTTTGATTGTAATTTATCTAGATTTTTTTTCTTTCTGAGGTTCGCTATAGTTCCCTCTATAAATCGCCAAGCATCATTTACCTTCCCAGAGTATTTAGTCAAGATTTCCCAGGCTTCTTCGATTTCAGGCAGTGACCAATCCATTTTCTTTTGAATTGCAGATCGGATGATTTCATCTTTTTCAACTCTTAGGCTTTCCCCGTTAGTCTTTTTTTTATCAAGATTTTTTTGAGATCCCGGAATCGGGGCTACAGCCCCTTCCGGACAAACAGTTTCTTTTTTTAGTTCTTCTTCAATACTTGGTATAGGATCATTACTTAGTAGTCCCGGATTTCCCGCGTCCGGAAGTCCCGCGTCCGGAAAATCCCGGTGCGGTAACCTTTTTTTGAATTCCTCTGGCAATTCGTTGATTTCATAATCTACAGTTTGGAACTTACCATTAATATTATTTTGAATTCTTTTACAATATCCATGTTCTATTAATTCTTTTAATGCTGAGTAAATGGCATCTTCTCCTTCTTTCAGAACTGTAGCCAAGTGTGAAACATGAAAAGTCCAATCGTCTGGTTGACCCATACAAAAGGCCCACAGTCCTTTAGACTTCAATGAAATGTTAACGTCTTGAAGGCACGCTTTATACAGAGTGACGAAGTTGTTTTGTTTTTTTATTCTTACTACTGTCATGAGAGACTCCTATGATTGGAGCCCCGTGCCCTGCTAAAGATTCTTTTCCTCTTGTCCTTTATTTCAGGCTTTGAGTAAGATCACTGACGTTCGGTTATTTTAAAACGTCTGTCAGGATGTTAGCCTCGGGGTTCTTTAGCAGGGTCTACCGGGGCATTTTTATTTCTAGAGATTAACCATAAAATTCCATTTGTCGCAAATCCTTTCTTTCTGCTACCTTTTTTTCCTTTGTAACTAACCGTATCTCAACTTAATTACTAAAGGTGCCTATGTCCATCCAGACAAAAAACTATCAATTCAGTCTATTCGAAAATGAAAAAAGAAAGATCGATAATTTACATAAACTTGGAGAAGAAGAATTGTTAAAAAAAAGGGTCTTGACCCAGTTTTCTAACATAAATAACTTGAAAAAGGAAGCGACGGACAATCGAGAGTCAATTAATGCGCTTATAGAGCAATTAAAAGAAGATGGTCGAGAGTTTGTCTATGAAGAAAAGCCATCTACAGGATTACGCGGTCAAATTTCTTTGAACCAGCATCAGATTCATGAGCTTGTCGATATATTAGATCATCAGAGAAAAATGATCGAGCAGTTAACAGACTTTGTCTTGGAGAAATAAATTTATCTATCAAAATTTTATTGTCGGATGAAAAAACCCCCGAGGAATGATTCTCAGGGGCCTAGGAGGAGCGAAATGGAAAATGTAATTATTTAAATACCACGAACAGTCCATTTAATGTAAGGCTCTTTTCGGTAATCTTCCAAGGGTATGGAATATTCTTCAAAGGCTCTCTTATAATCTATGGAGCCTTTGCACGTGCTTTTGGTTAGCGTTATCCCACCACCCCTACAGTTCCTTCCCTGGGCAAGTTGTTTCATCTCCTCCTTGATGTCATCCATTTCTTTTGAAAAATGACTGATTTCCTTTAGGCGATTGCAGAGAAGTTGCCACCTGGGGTTGGTGGTCATCTCATAATAATCCTTTTCTGTGAGGGGAGGGGGCATTTGTTGTATGACCATTTCCCAGAACTCTTTCTCTTTTGGAAATAGTTCATTTTTTATGAAATCGACATTTCTTTCTTGTGCGATTATATAACCGTCATCTTCCATCGGGTCATAACTAAAATAATCGTTTACTTCAAGATGTTGTACTACCTGGAACTGGTGCTGCATCTGAATAACATATTTAGGCGTTATGACGTTGTCCGCAGCCTTCCTGTGATCGGCTTGTCCCGGTACTTTGATCTCAACAGCTCGCGTGCCATCTTCGGTAATACCGTCAAAGGAAGCCTTTATCCAGCAATGGGTGGGGCTCTCCATGTTCCTAGGACGGACTACAAGGCCCGTCTTACGCATGTAACATCTGCGGGCTGCCTCCTCATAGGTTCGCCCCCGTTGCATGGCTGCATTATCAATTTGTTGCTCTCCAAAGACCTTATCTTCCCAGGTTTGATAGGGAGTGCGCCAAGGAGATTGACCCATAATGGAGGCAGCATCACTGCTGCCTATGCCTTTGCGTCTCCACGCGATCCACTGTTCATGGCTCATGTCATTAAGCGACTGTACAAACATTGAGATCCTCCCTGCCAGCTAGCATGTCTACAAATGGATCTTTTCCCTCGTAGAGGGCGCATAGATTAATTGGAACTGCTTCTAGTGCATCCCTTGCTTCTTCGGGGGCCTTATGGGGTTGAGACGGTCTTAAAATGTATCTTGTTTCTTTTTCTTCGCCGTGTTTTGAGACAAATATATCATACAGTAGTGGCGATCCCTTATTCTTGGCCAGTGCTTCGAGAGCATTTTTGATATGTCGCTGAGAAAATGACCAGATTTGGAGTGCCTGTAGTTCATAATTCCAAATGACCATAGCAGTAAATTCTTTCAATGGCTTCTTTGGATTTGGTGCAATTCTAGGTTTTTCTCGAGCTCGGAATCTAGCTGGCTTATTATCGTCCAGCCAATTTTCCCATCCAACTATTGGAGAGCTCATTATTCTAATTCTTGTTTCATCTCCTTGATCCATTTTATTTGGTTTAAAATAGTCGTTATTGCCCATGTATTTGTTTTCTTCTGGAAAAAATGACATAATTATGTTTCCTTTTTGTTTGTTGTTGTTTAAACGCCTAGAATTTCATAGTCTTCTAGATTAAAAAATATATTTGCTGCTTCATGTTTATCTAAAATATCTTCCGGATTTAGTGTCATGTACCATTCTAAAAATTGCTCAAACGTTGACTCTTTAAATAGTTCGATCATATAGCAAAATCCTCTCGACAAGAGGCTTCAAACTCTTCTTTTTCTTCAAGCCATGTATCAAAATCCATACATGAGCAACCATCTTCCTCGAGGTCGCACTTGCACTCAGTTTCGAGGTATTCCGCGTAATAATCCTGCAGGACTTCCAAATCTATCTTATATAGCATCTTTACACTCCATTTCATGTTTTAGAGTGATATCATTAATTTGATTATTGTGGTAGGCAGCTCTCTGCATATCTAGGACAGCCTCACGGAGAGATTGTTGCGCAGTCTCTAGACTGTATTTGAGTTCTACTAGGTGATAAAGAACTTCTTGTTCGTAATCGGACAAGACAGTACTATTTTTGACGATAGACATTCGATGTTCCTTTTTGTTGGGACTCCTAGAGGGCTGAATCTCTAGGAGTCTTTTTAGTTTATTCCTTGTTATTTTTCGGCATCAGATCTACTAAAGAGCACCCAAGCCCCTTGCAAATCCTTATCATCATCGATAGAGTGGGATTTGTTTCCCCCCTTTCAATGTGCCCGATATAAGTTCTATGGGTTTCTGTTAATTTCCCCAATTCTTCCTGAGTCAGATCTATTGATCTACGTCGATTTCTTACCATTTTACCAAATTCTTTCATCCAAGGGTCGTTTTCAGTCATGATCTCCTCTAAATGTCACTTACTATACTTCATTTTGCCCATTTAAGTACACATCAAACATTTTTTCAGGACAAGAAAAATAATTCTTTCAAATAATTCCTTCAAGATTTATCAAAAGATAAAAGTGGAGGAATTTATATAATGAAAGTTGAGTTGACAATACCGTATGACCCCGTCCCCTGGGCATCTCCGAGGCTATCTAAAAATCGCTGCTGGGATCCCAGAGAAGCGGACAAACGAGCCTTTAGGTTTCTTCTACGCCAACAATACGATGCCAGCCCGTATGAAAAGTATGTAGCAATTACTTTCTACTATGCTTTTGCCCCTCCTGCTTCTGCCTCGCTGAAGAAGCGTTGCAAAATGCTTTCCGGAGAGATCAGACCCACTAAATGCGATTGCACTAATTTACAAAAGCTTTATGAAGATTGCCTAAAGGGAATAGTCATTAAAGATGATAGGCAAGTATGCATGGTCTCTTCCTACAAATGTTATGAGGAGAAGGCTCATGTAGATATCATTGTACAAGATCTTAAAGAATATTTTATCGAACATGAAAAGGGGTTAGCAGATGCCGCTCAAAAAGGGTAAAAGTAAGAAAGTTATATCGGAAAATATCCGCACAGAGATGCACGAAGGAAAGCCACAAAAACAGGCTATTGCCATAGCAATGAGCAAAGCCGGCAAAAGCAGGAAGAAAAAATGACCATACCAAGAATAAGAGAAGCATACGAAGCTGTTAAAAAAAGTGAAGGTACATTTTGGAGAGACGAAGAATTTATCGACCTCATTTCAGCTATTGCCGAAAAAACAGGCTATTGCCATAGCAATGAGCAACGCAGCCAAAAACAGGAAGAAAAAATGATGAACACACAGATAGAACAAGAAGTTATAAAATTGCACGAGAAGCTTGCGGAATTCCAGTCCCAAATACTTAAACTATTCGATGAAGCTATCATGATTTGTGCCGAAATCATGGCAAATGAAAGGAAGGCTAGAAGTCCGATGCCGAATCAGTCCAAGTCTACCCAGACTCCCGCTAGTGGAGGAAGAAAGAAAAATGATGATTCGCTTAGAAAAATGGGATTCGTCTCATCAACAGATTTTTCCGACACAACGGGAATTTGTACAATCACATCCATAGGCCGCATTCTTCGGAGGCTTAAACCATCTGAAGATATTTATCAGATGCACGGGGGAAATATTTATGTACATCCTGATAAATTTTTAAATTTTCTAACATCTGTTCGAAGTTTTCCAAATGTAAAATTTAAGGCCAAACTGTACCAGAAGGCCAAACTGTACCAGCAAGAAAAAGAGAGACAAAAAAACGGGAATTGAAAAAATGACCATACCAAGAATAAGAGAAGCCTATGAAGCTGTTAAAAAAAATGAAGGTACATTTTGGATAGATGAAGAATTTATCGACCTCATTTCAGCTATTGCCGAATTTATCATTAAATCTCCTCCCACAACGGGTGAACAACGCATACCTGAGGGTTGTATCACCATTGATGCATTTATAGATCTCTACCCCGTTTTTTCAAAAACTGTTCTGCTAGGGGCTTGTCATAAAAATAGAGAGAATCCAGGATTTTACCAAATCAAACGATTATGGTACGTGCATCCTGAGGCTATGTTGCCCTATCTCAAAGAATCGATGAAATCTTATGAGAGGCGCATGAAATTAATGGAACGCATGAGAAATTCAGTGCAATAAATATTTATAATTTGATACAAAAAATCTATAACAACCAAACATAAAGGTTTACCCATGGCACACAAAAAACATCACAAAGAATCACACCACGAAAAAGAAGAACATGAAAAAGAAGGCGGACGCAAAGCCAACAAACATGAGAAACATCATGAGGCTGAATCGCGCGGTATGAAAAAAGCGATGAAAGCTAAAATGGCTCACAAAAGAAAATAATCTTTATGGATCGAAAAATGCGCAAGGTTACGAAAAAGATTCGTAACGCTGAGAGCACCTTGAAAAAAGCCGAAAAAGAAAACACGCGTTTAGCAAATTACGATGAGCGCGTTCGAGATCCCCTGATTAAAAAAGCGAAAAAGATGAAGAAATGTTAAATCGTGATATTTGCCAATTAACCATATTGCCCTGCTCTAAAACGGCTATCAAAACAGATGACATTGCAAAAAACCGCTTTAAAAGTCATACAGGTTGCCAAGACAAAACTGTTAAATCCAGAGACGGGAAAGCAATTTACCTGCAAATATTCCGATGTACCTAAAGATTCCAATGACTGGGTTACAGATTTAACTTATTTGCCCATTGAGGGCGATATGATGCATTTGCGCATTGAGGGTAAGTGGAGGGTCCTTAGTGGCTGGTTGCAGGGAACAAAATGGGTCGGATTGCGTATACGGGCAGGAGATAAGGTTATAGCCTGGAAGCGTAACATTGATGAAATAAGATATATATTGGGTAAAAGGGATATCATATGACAATCGAAATGCAAGTTAAGATTAAAGATGAAAAGACTACACACACCGAAAAAGAGGAATTGCATTTGCCCCTCGAGATATCTAAAAGCAATGCAGAGCTAGTTGAAAAGGTCGCCAGCGTCTACAGTAATTTTATATCGGCTCAATGCTCTCCAGGGCAAGAAGCCCCAGAGATAACACTTAAGTTTAAGATGATTTGGCAGCTTTAGCCTTGTCCCATTCGTTTAGCTTGGCCTTGAGGATACCTCGAGCCAAATGGGACATAGGCACGCCAAGAGTGGCTGCACAAACCCTGAAAGCTTGATACTCTTCAGGGGTTAAGCAAATGTTTAATCTAATCCATTTTTTCATATAGTTACCATTTTTTTTGCGGTTCCAGAGACAAAACCTAAATTATGTTCTTTCCCAAATTCATTAATGGTTACGGAAAATAAAACATCTAATGCGCGAAGAATGTTTGTACTGACACCATTTTCAGTGCAGTAAACGTCCCTTAGTAAATCTTGTGATTTAATTAGTTTTCTGTACTTGATTAAATTTTCATTGTATTTTTCTGTTTCTTTCATAATTTCCTTATTGTAATACCTTCTAATAACCTTTTTCATATCTTCAATCATTCCTTCATAATCATAATTAAGTAATGCATCAAAGGCTTTTTCGTAAATTTCATAATCTCTCCCAGTCTTTATACAGTGATGCATCTCCGGGTAATGAGATAGCACTAAATATGTATAATCATCATCTGTGTCCATTAACTCTTGGAAGCTTTCCCAAAGACCTTCATCAATGATTGTATTTTGTTCGCAGCTCATTTTTTTACATCCCCCTCAAATAAGTGCCAATCTAAAATCTCCTTTGATTTCTCAAACTGCTCTACTAAAGTCCACCCCAATGCATCGGCAATTATAACTTGATCCATTTTATCGGCTAATTGTTTCCTTAGTTTTATCGTGCCATGGAACCGTGGATTTTCCTTTACAAACTCTTTTAATGCTCCTTTGCCATCAGACCAAAACCCAGTGGATTTAAACTTATTTCTGAAAGATGTGCCTATTACCTGATAAACTTCTAATTTCTCCATCTTGTTCCCCTTTTTGTTGTTACGCGTTATTGCGTATGGTAACCATACTAACATACGAGCCCGAATTAAATCAATGCATAGAAATTCTTTTTCTGCTAAACAGTGATTATCAATGATTAAAGGGATTAATATGGTATTTGAACAGGGACACCAAACAGCCAAAAAGCTAACAACAGATGATTTAAAACTCGATGCGTATGCACAATATTGCGCTCACATAGCATCAGGCCAGCCAAAAAAGGCGTGGTGTTTTCGCCATCCCACACTATCTCTCACGTGGGAAACAATGGAAAAGTACATTAAAAATGAGCCTAACATATTCGACCCCTTGCACAAACGTATGGCTGAGGCCGATGGGTTAAAGCTATGGTTTAGCTATTTAGCTGACTCAGCACGTGGTAAAAACAAAGACGCGAACGTAGCGTCAATGCAGATCATCCTACGAAATATGTTCATGTGGGATAGGCCAGATCATAATAACAATGAGGGAGATATGTTCGCGGCTCAATTTAACCAGGAGCGCTTGCTTGAACAGCTAAACGCACGTCAGATGATAGCCACTCAGCCAGTAATTGCAGCAATTGCAGCCGAGCCATCATGACATCATTATGGTGTCTAACGGATGTCTCAATGATATCATGCAAGCCTTCAGACTCTAACCACTCCTCGAGCGTTGATCCTCTATGTTTATTCATCGATCTCGCCTTAAAATATCTAATATGACTACCATGTACCTTAATAGATCAACATAGGTTAATTGTTGTATATGCGCATTATTAGGCAATTTTGCATCAAGCTTTACCATCGACTCAAGCTCATCTATAAATTCTTTTTTAGTTCTCCCTTTAAGGAGAGCCTCGCCTGGCATATCATCACCACTGCTCTGCTGTGGTTGCTGTTTATCACTATCTTTATCTGCTATGCATATTTTGTGTCCGATGTCGTCGACGTAGATTAGATTAGCCCAGTTACCTGAGCTTGGTTTAAACGCCTGTAAATCGCCTCCTTTAACATGCACCTCACCGCACCTGCAAACGGCCTCATCGCTAGCATAGTAGCTTGAGACGATATCATTGCATAGGGCGCATTTGGCTCTATTGAGGGCTCTCAATGGTGGATCAATCATGTTTAACCCCTATCGCCTGATCCACTATCGATTTGCATTGTTCTATTACAAACTTAACATTTTTATATGTGATTGAATGATTGTTGGCTGGTCTGCGTTGCGGGTCAATGCCATATATCTTATTCATTTTACCTATAGACGGCACCAGATCAGTTCCATGGGCGCAATCAAAGCCGATTACCCATCCTCTAATCATTAAACAACCAAATGACAAGCCACCGTGTACCTCTACATCTATATCCATATACTCCTTACCAATCCAGGGATGCCCCTCGGGTAAAGTGACATAACCGCACAATACCCCCGCGGAATTTCGAAGTATCGAGCATATATAGTCTAAGTACTCAAATTCGACATCATCTGGTTCCTCTACCCATTCACCATAACCCCACTCCTCTAGCTTCTCATGAGTTGTATATAAATTCTTTTCTTGATATTTCTTAGGCATTCACAAACCAACTAAATTATTTAATACTATGTCAAACAATCTATATCCTAGCGGACAAGCAACTGCAGTTTATCCTAGAGAGCAGTAAAAAGATCAACCTCGCTCACGGGGCGGTACGGACGGGCAAGACGGTAGGGTCTGGCTTTTAGGTTTATGCAAGCGGTCGATTCAATGCCCCGATAGCGCAGATATGGGCAATCGGGCACACAAGCACCACCATCTACAACAACCTCGATTAGACTTGATCCTCGAGCCTGCAGCCGAAGGCAAGCCAGACCCATTGGCTATATCTTCCGCCCTTACTGCGTGTGGAAAAAAGGGCGATAGGCAATTGCTCTATAAGGACAAGGTAATATCAACAGCTGGCGCCAAGGATAGCGGGGCAATTGGTGTGTTTCACGGGCAGACGATGTCTATTGCCTATTGCGATGAGATGACGTTATATCCGGATCAACATCATTGATATGATCTCAACTAGGCTCTCTAATCCCTCACAGCATGCTGATCGGCGACGATGAACCCGTCATCTCCTACACATAAGCTTAAAGGGTGGATAGATAGAGCAGCAACCGGCGACCCTAACTACTATGCATTAAAATTTACCCTTGAAGACAATCCTTTTGTCGACGATGATTATAAGTTGCGTATTAAAAACGCTCTATCGGGCGTATTTTACAAGCGTAATTATCTGGGTGAATGGTGTTTGGCCGAAGGAGCGATCTTTGATTTTTTTGATAGGTCTTTATACGTGTGCAATCGTCCTCCTCGCTGCGCTGATTATTGGATTGTGGGTATCGACTACGGGACCAATAACGCTTTTGCTGCTGTTTTACTTGGTTGTTCGGCTGGTACTTATGATCAGAGCGGTAAGATGATGTGGGTGGAAAAGGAGTATTATTGGGATAGCAAGAAAACAGAGAGGCAGAAAGACGTCGAGTGAGTTTGCAGATGACATCCAGAAGCTTGGCTTACAACCTTATTCCGTGCGTGGTATATATATTGATCCCTTCTGCTGCTCATTTTCGGCTCGACCTCCAGCGCCGGGGTCTTGCATCCTGTCAATGCTGATAATGATGTTGATAACGGGATAATCAAAATGACCTCTGAAATGAAGTCCGGAAGATTATTTGTATGCGCGGAATGCAAGAACCTGATACGAGAGATAGAAAGCTATGTGTGGGATCCTAAATGCATCGGAGAAGGGCGAGGATGAACCATTGAAGAAGGACGACCACGCCGTTGATGCGTCTGCGGTACGCTGTTAATACGCACAAGATAACAGCGCCGTATGATGATAGCGATACATTAGGTGGCAAAGGGGGTCCGCGACCTGGATTCGGGCCTCGAGGGGGTGGCCATCCGTCTCAAGTGCTAGGCCGATGGGGGATTATGGATTTAGATGACAAAAAAGACGATATAAAGGATGAGTTAAAGAAAATTTGGACGTGTTCAATGATTATTCAGAGCATAAAGCCGTGCAGGGAAAGCGTGGAAATATTTATAAAACTAGCTCACTTGAGTAATTTAAAGTCTCAAGGGATAGAGGAGGAGCACCACGAGTGGTGTATGGATTGGATGAATATGTGGAAATCGGGAGAGATTTGAATGGCTTTCGATGAAGATTCAAATAATAAAGTGCTAGACTTAGTTGATCAGCTTACTCTCTGTGTAGACGAAAAGGAAAGCGACATGGCTATAATAAGCATTTCTATAGTCCTCCTTACTACAATGATAAATTGTGAGTATAGTGAAGAGGTTGGATATGAATTTTTAAACAATTTGAGAAAAGATTGGAAGGGGTCATATTCCGCTATCAAAAAGGAGATGGAGGGATATTCTAAAAATAAGGACAAAACTAGCACTCAAGGAGAGATTATATGAATGAGCAACAATTTCTCAAAGTAAACGAAATAGAAAAGCTGCTAGATATAACTACGGTAAGTGCTCAGGATTGGGTGAATGAGTCAAGTCGTTTATACTTAGTGATTAAGATGCTTTTTGACAAGGAATTTCTGGCAACGTAATGGATATTATCAGACGTTATAGGAATATTTAGAATGAAGGTTAAAGTTAAATATGAGTTTCCACCGATGCAACAAATTATAGATTGTAGTGGGTGGGGCATCGATGAGTCAGGATGGCTTATTTTTAGAGATATGGCCGGCGAAGTTAGTCATGTTTTAAAAAGATGGGAATCGATCGAGGTGGTACATGACGAAAACAGGGCTCCTGATGATATACTAGACAACATTGACATGAAAAGGGGGTACTGTGACATCTAGGACAAGGGAGCCGAGGCCCGATGATCAGGATGGTGCGGATGTTTGTTATGAGTTTATCCTGAGTGCAATTTTGTCGCATGGTGAGAAAGATACCGCATTGTGGATGGCAGCTTTATGGAGTTTGTTGGTAGAGAGGTATATAGATAGTGGTGTTTCATATGAGCAATTTTGTTCGGAGTTGGAGGGGGTTAAAGGCAATTACGTGAGTTGGTGGGAGGGAAGTGATGACTGCTCATGAAAAGGGGGTATTGTGACATCTAATCCTGATGAAATGAGTCGTGAAGACTTAATTAAAGAGGTGGATCGTATTTCAATTCTGTTGAAAGATTGCTTGAGTCTTAATGGCTGTACGACTACTCCTTCCGTTTCCGCTATGTTTGGAATCATCATGAATGAGTTTCTACACCAGAAGCTACCTTGGTCAATTGTGGAAGGTTATTTTAAGAATGTACTGGATCAGGCTAAGCCGTTTTTTGTAAAGGAATAAAAATAGACTTATGGGTTCCGAAGAAATAGATAAAATAAATCGTTTTTGTTGTTTTAAATTGATAGATTTTGAAGAATTTAAGGCACTCTTCTATTGTTTACCTCTTAGAGTAAGATGTATAGCAGCAATTCTTTATTTCGGTTCTTTTCCTCTACCAGATGTTTTATCCATGGGTAAGGAAAGTTTTTGTATGGAGGATTGGCCAGCTTTTACGCACGATCACTTTAAAGAATTGATCAAATCAATTCCTGTCCATGTGGATAGGTTGTTTTCAAATGAAAAAGGAGAAAAGGTTAACAGAACTCATGTTGTTAATTGCTTTAATAGAGCCTATAAAAAGATTTTCCTTAAGATCACCCCCTCGCAATTAAGTTATTCCGATCCGATCAGGTATTTCGACATATGACTGAAGAAGCCTATTCGGGTGATCTAATGTATGAAAAAGTCCGAGGCATTTGTTAGGATAAACTCTCTGAACTTACTAAGACCTTTTTGAATATCTGTTTCAATGTCTTGTCTATCAGTTTGTTGCAGGGACTCCCCATTCAACACCCGTGTTAAGTTTAACAGATGTTCTTTAGAGTAAAAATCAAATATACCATAATCGGCTTTTATATTGCTTCCTACTGAGTAAACACTTTCATTCAACATTCGAGAAAAGATTGACAGGGTTAGTGTAGGAATATCTTCTTGCGGTACATTCCACTTTTCTCTCATTGCTTGCATGACCCGCATCGTCGCCAACTTATAATAGTTATGACAGAGTTGAGAAAATTCATTGTTATTCTTTTCTTTTAACAGTTGCTTCATCCACTCTGGACAGTATTCGTATTTTTTCATTTTCTGCCTCTAGGTAGCCCAAATAATTTCTTTAATGATATATCTATTCTCATAAGTAGTAATAAATTTTTGAGGTATTTTGTCATTCTACTATCCTCCGTGGAATAATGACCTTGAACCTAATCAAGGAAATGTTCGGCAGTGGCTAGACAACCTATATTCAAAATTTCAACCTATAGAACAGGCTAGGTGGAACCAAAGTAATATCGACACGTTGTTCTATGCCGGAAGCCAGACGTTCATAAACCGATACTTTAATTTTACGCCATCATCCGCGTACCAGAACTTCTATTTCAACTTACTCCAGCAACCCGTCAACATGGTCACGGGGTACGAACGCCAACATCGTAAAGGGTTCAACTATATTCCGTGTGAAGGGGCAGATAGTCAAACGACAGACCAATATACTCGGCTCATCACCGCTGAGTCCAACTCCGAAGGGATTCACGAGCAATTTTCCCGTGCCTGTGAACAAGCGTGTATTACCGGTCTCGTTCTCTTGCAACCTTATCTCGATTTTAACGGTCATGATCCTGCCCAAGGTCAATTACGTGTTAAATTATGGGAGTACAACTCATTTCTTGTCGACCCTTATTTTCGGGAATACGATATGCGTGATGCGCAGTTCGTATGGTGTCAAGAATATATTTCAAAAAAAGAAGCTGAAGATAGATTTCCCGATAAAATCCAGAACATCGCCCCTATGGCCGGCACGCCCCAACGATATGGTAGTTTTTATTTTCTTCCAGAAAATTATAATATGGCAAGAAATGATTTAATGGTACTTTCGTACGTATGGTACAAATGGCGAAGGAAAAAAAAGCGTCTCTACAGTAAAACCCGCAACCAGTTCTTTGACTTTGCCGGTGGCGATGCCAATCTTGAACAAATCCTCTATAACATTCCCGACCTTGAAGAAGTAACCGTCGATGTACCCTGTTGGAAGCTAGCAGTTGTACTCAACGATCAGCTTATGTATCAAGGCGACAACCCCCTAGGTTTTGATGACTGTCCTTTTATACCTATTTTTTGGAATTATGAACCTCATATTAACTATTATGACCTGCGTTGTCGCGGGCTTGTACGGACTATGCGGGATTCTAATTACCTGCTTAACCGGCGTATCATCATCAATCACGACATTTCGGAAGCGACTATCAATGCCGGGTGGAAAAGAAAAATCGGAGCCGTCGGAAACGAAGACAACCTCAAGCGATCCGGTCAAGGATGGGACATCATCATCAATGAAGGATATGAGTTAACCGATTGCGAGAAGATCATACCCACAGAAGTGCCTCAATCCGACATGGCCCTTGCAGACCAGCTTACAGCCCTCATATTCAGCACATCGGGGGTAGACCTAGAGAACTGGTCAGCCCAACAAGATAAGCAAGCCTCGAGCCTTACAACCATGCTGAAGCAGGCTGCCAATCTCATGGTACTCCAAAAGTACTTTGATCAATGGGATCTTGCCAAGAAGATTCTCGGTGAGCGCTTATTGCAGATTGTTCTAAACAACTGGAATGCTGAAAAGGTCAAGTTAATCATAGGCGAGGAGCCAACTCCTTTCTTCTATTCCAAGATATTCTCTAGATTCCAGGTAATTGTCGAAGAAGGCGAGTTAACTCCAACTCAACAGAACATGCAAGCACAACAACTCATGGATATTAACGCAGCCTTTGGCCGTGAAGTGTTCCCTCCTTCCATGATCATTCCTCACTTGAATATTACCGGAAAAGCTGAAGCAATCGAGTTCTTAAAACAACAAGAACAACAGGCCCAGGCTGTCCAGCAGGAAGCACAAACTATATCACATGCCTTTGAAGAGGCCAAACTGAAGGAGTTATATGCTAAAGCAATGGCGCAGCTGGCTACGGCACGCGAAAGACATGGTAGGGCTGAAGCTGATATTGGTCTGTTTGAAGAGCGTCTCAGTGAAATTACGCACAACCGTGCGATGTCTCTTAAAGCCAAAACAGAAGCCATCAAAAACCTCGTCGAGATAGAAGGAATGGTTGGTCAACAGAAGATCGATAGTGAGGCGCATGAGCTTGAAAAAATGAACTTTGCTCAAGAGGTCAATGAGGATAGAGAAAAAATGGATGCCAAGCAGACCTCACAATCCAATGAGTTTCTTGCGCAATTACTTGGTCAATTAGGTCAAGGTGGTCAACCAGGTGCGCAACAGGGTGAACAAGGTCAACAGCAACAGCCCGGTTAAAAGACGAAGAAGTAAATTAAAAATTAAGCTAGTTTGTAATCCAATGATTACAAATGATCAATGGGTATTAAATCTATTTAGGACTACAGATGTCACCTGAAATTATCAAAAGGTTCCAAATACAGCTATTAGGTTCTCCATTTTCTTATATGAACGAACAAGGAGTAATTGTTCGTGGTTGGATATACGATGGGATGAGGTACAATGACCATAATCTGCGGTGATTGTCTAGAAGAAATGCGCAAAATGGAGGATAATTCCATATCCGGAATTGTCACAGATCCCCCTTATGGCCTTGGATTTATGGGAAAAGATTGGGATGCAGAATTACCCCAACATGAAATCTGGTCTGAGGCATTGCGCATCGTTAAGCCAGGAGGGCATTTGCTTGCGTTTGGGGGGACTAGAACCTATCACAGGTTGACCTGTGCCATTGAGGACGCAGGGTGGGAAATTAGAGATTGTATCATGTGGTTATATGGATCGGGATTCCCTAAAAGTCACAATCACTTCGGGATCGAGAGCTATGGTACTTCCCTAAAGCCCGCATATGAACCAATAATAATGGCGATGAAGCCTTGCGATGGCACATTCAAGCAGAACGCAGCGAAATGGGGACAAGCCGGGATTAATATTGATGGGTGTAGAATTGGAAATGAAATAGTGGGTTGGGGGGGCAACGGATCGAATTGGTTTTTGGGAGATCGCCCCCCTCATCATAAAGCTTTAAAATCTAATGAGGTTGGAGGGCGCCCCGTTAAAGGCCGATGGCCAGCCAATGTGATCCTGGATGAAGAGGCAGGGGAAATGCTGGACGAACAGAGTGGACATTTAAAAAGTGGAGAACTTAAGGGATTTTTAGAAGGGCGCTCCAACAATGAGGTATATGGAAAGCGCGCTTCAAGAAGAATAAATCAATTTTCATCGAATTCCGGCGGCGCTTCCCGTTTCTTCTACTGCGCCAAGGCTTCACCGAGTGAGAGGAATGAAGGTCTCGAACATTTAGAAGACAAAGTGGGGGGAGGAATGTGTTCAACCGTATCAGACGACACACGAACGGGCCATATTACGGTCCAAAAGAACAATCACCCCACCGTCAAGCCGCTCAAGCTCATGGAATATCTAATTAAATTAATCATGCCACCAAAAGACGGCATCCTACTCGATCCCTTTGCTGGCTCTGGAACAACAATACTAGCAGCACATCGGCTGGGAATGAAAGCTATCGGCATAGAAAAGCAGCAAGAATATTGCGATATCGCCAATGCTAGAGTTGCTCATTATATACAAAATAATTTAAAGTTCGGGTAACAAAGAAACATGGAGTTTTATGTCTAGAGCACCCAGAGTAGACGACCACAAATCATGGATGGGCGGTCGCAGCAAAGGTTCAGTATTCCCAGATGGGCCTCACAAAACCAAAGAAGAATCCTCAGCTGAGGGCGCAGGTGGCATGGGAGAGTATGATGACACTACAGATGACATTAAGAGAGACCAGAATGCTGGTATTTCTAAATTGTCAAGCCGTCGCATGAAACCAGGTTACAGAAACTAAGCGAACTATTAAGGAATATTTAATAGTTGGAAGTTAATGAGATACGCCAAAGATGTCGAGGCAATTGTCCTTAGGACAGTGTTTAGAGGGTGGAAGTCCTTCATCTCGTTTTTTGAATGGGCAAGTGATCGGGACTACCCGATCGATTCAACGGAGATTTACGTCTTAATCCGAAAGGCTGCCCGGCCAAAGGCGTTATCATTCATGTACCATGTGTGCAGTGAAGTTGGGGCACGCTTAAAACGCGTAGCCCTCTTTTAATAGAGGTAATTTATGGCTAAGTTTACAGACAACCGCATCAAACCACGCAAGAAAGACAGTGGAGAATATCCATGGGATTTCAAAGCTCCCTCGTATGATAATCGCACATCTAGTTCTATTTGTGCAGGCAATGACTATGGGGTAGGTTTTAATCAACCAGTTGGCAAAATGAAGGCTAGATCATTTGAATCAGGGCCTATTCCTCAAAAGAACGATTTCCTTAACGGTAGAGATTATATTCGTGGCAAAGATATCGAAGGGTAGGACATATAACCCCAAGAACTTCATGGGAAGGGGAGTAAACTCGCTAGAATCGGGTGTAACGCCTAATGAGGCTCCCGGTCCTATGGGCATGAACTACGGGCTTGGGGTAAAGAATCCCATGGGTAAAATGCGTAGTGATTCGATAGGCTACATTCCGGTCACTAAGGATAAGCTTTCTAAGGGGCCGACCCAGGTGGTTTAATTCCCATTAATATTTTAAAAGCCTCTTTCGCTTGTTGAGGAACCACTGCATTGCCCAAGGCTCTAATTCTGTCCACCCTCCTGGATATCCCATCAACTTCTCTGATACTCTCGGAGTAAGTGGCCCAGTTTTCCATATTCTGTAGCTTATGGTGACTAGATTCCTCATCGAGGATTGTTTTCCGGATTTGTTGTAAATCTTCGCTGGCTCCCGACTCGAATCGCTTGTCATTAAGTTTGGCAAGACAAAACCACCTTTCTCTTTTTTGATCGACCCATTTTTGAGAGGATATAACACACCACCTACAATCATACCCCACTTGGGTAATTTCTCTAACGACTCGAATCCCACCTCGTGAGCATATAGCGGGGACGTTTTCCAAAAATATAAATTTTGGGAGGATTTCTTTGGCCAAGCGCACGATCTCGAAAAATAATCCGCTTCGCTCTCCCTCCAAACCCTTTCCATGTCCTGCAATGCTGATGTCCTGGCACGGAAAGCCGCCACATATGATATCAATGACGGCAAAAGGAAAATTCCCTGACTCTTTTCCAAGGGTTCGTATGTCGTCCCAAATGGGAGCACGGACAATCTGGGATCGACCCATTTGATTGAGCAATACTCCTTGACAATAGGGGTCGATTTCGCAATAAGCGATGGGTCTGACCCATTCATTGAGTGCAATGCTAAGTCCTCCGATTCCGCTAAATAGATCCAAACCATTCATTTATTTTCCATTTCAGGTTCAGGTGGTTTGAGGTCTTGTAGTACGCTTGTGCTTTTTCCAACTACAACTATTTAATGTTTCATTATTTCTTAAAACACTTAGTTCTTTTCCTAGCTTACTTTTTTTGAAGCTACACTTTGAGCATGTCTTATTATTGCGACGGAATTGATAATACAATTTTTCTTCATTACAAGTCTTACATGTTCTGAAACAAAGGAGATTGCTCGTCATATTCATTTTTAAGCTTTTTACCCTATTATTCCATGATATCAATAATCCAATCCATAAAGATTGTCTATATCTCTATCATGTTGATTTACGATACTTCTCAGTTCTATAATTTCCTTAGCCAGGAATATTAAGGATTCAGCCAATCCTGAATCAACATCCTTCCAATATTCTTCAATATGTTCTAATTCATCAAATCTATTTTTCTCAGATCCGCTATTACGATTTTTGTACTGATCAATTTCTTGTTTCAATTCCTTTATTTTTTCTTTTGCCATATACGCTTATACCATGGTTTTTTAGCACGAAGTAGTTTTTGGAATTCGAAAATATCCCCTTTAAGTTCAAAAAGAAACAGCTGAGAAGATTTAATTATAGAGTTTATTTCCCGGGAAATCTTGGCTTGTTCCGAATAATACTGTCGCATCATTATGAGATCATTTTTCCAGGCATGCATGATTTCGCTTGTAATTTGATCCAGTAGTTTATTTTCAGAATATGTCCACATCTTTCGATCACGCATTGGAGATAGTGGAGGGTTAAGCGACTCCGTTGTATCAGGGGTTCCATACGGAACAAATGTACAAGCTTCTTCAATCTCTTCAGGCGTTAGTCTTTTTCTTTTTTTCTTTTCGGGCATTCCTTGATAGCTCCTTATAGATTTGATCGATCATTTCATCGGACATATCATCATCTTCTTTTTCTTCCAGCTTTTTTCTATCATAACGGAAATCATAAATGCTTTCAGAAACGATCTTATTTTCGGTTAACAGACCCTTATCATACTGACCCCACAATTCAGAGGCTGGAAGCATCCAGAGGATCTTTACGAGGTCTGTACCTGGATACGCCTTAAACAGCATAGAATTGCTCTGGGCTTTAGGTTTAGTCAACCTAGGCTGCCATATGAGGCGTTTGGTCACTCCATCGTCATCTGTTCGTGTATGAGCGAAAATATAGAAGGGATAGTCGCCAAAGGGGCGTTTGTTGATCAAATCCTGACAACATTCGCCTATATCGAAGTCTTGTTTGGTGAAGTGTTCATAGCGATCATGAACGTCTAATCTATCTAGTTTCATTTTCATTCATTTGCGTGCCCTTGTAGCATGTAATAAATAATTTAGTATATATAGTAAATTATTAACTCAACTCGCTAGTCAGCGTCAAGACAAAGGTTTAAATGACAGTAAATCCCGAACAAACAGCAGCAGCTGCACCACCATCCGATAAGGAATTGAACTTCCGTAAACTGGAAGCAAAATTAGAACTGGAACGACAATCTAGACAACAAGCTGAAGAAAGATTGTCTCACCTTGAAAAGATAATGAATGAGAAAAAATCTCATTCAGATGAGGAAGATGAGCCTTCCGATGAACCTTATATTGATAACAAAAGATTGCAGAAATCACAAGCTCGAATGGAAAAGAAGATAGTTGGAGAAACAGATAATCGCATCCAACAGGCCGTACAATCGGCTCTAGCTGCAGAGAGACAGAACCAGTGGTTGAAGAACAATCCTGACTTCTATGAGGTAATGAACCATGCTCAGACGTTTGCTGATAGAGATCCCGAGCTTGCAGAGACTATTCTTTCCATGCCTGAAGGGTTTGAACGTCAGAAGTTGGTTTACAAGAACATTAAAGCTCTTGGAATCCACAGGAAAGAAGAACCTAAAGAATCAATACAGGATAAGATTGATCAGAACCGTCGCTCTCCCTATTATCAGCCTAGCGGGACAGCAGCTGCGCCCTATTCAGGTCCTGTGGGTTTCGATAAGTCACAGGCTTCTAGCCCTATAGTTCAGAAGAATGCCTATGACAAGATGAAAGAATTGCAAAAGAGATTGGGATCATATAATTAATGGAAAAAAGTTCATTTGAAGAAAATCAAGCATTGGAATTGGAATGTACTAAAAAGATATGGGATGCGCTCCAAGAATACGGCGATAAAAAGGGGTTTCACACTGTAGTTACTACGGCTTATCCTCTTATAACCTGTCTATATCATTTTATAAGAAAACATTATCCGGATACATATAAAGAAAAGTCTGAAGGTTACATAAAAATAGTCCAAGACACATTTACTAATTGGTCCAAGCAGGAGTATCCTTCGGATTATAAGTTTCCTGGATCGTAATAATGAAGAAAAACAGAAAAATACCGGATGCAGGAATCGAACCTGCGTCCCCCCGCAAACTCTGACATAAACGGGCTCTTCCACTGAGTTAATCCGGAATAATATCTTTTCCTGAGTTTGAAATATAAGTACCGAGAGTACGTGATTTCCTAAATTCATAAACTGAGCTATTAACCATTATCATTCCAGGAAATTGTATCGTGTAATCATCGACATAGTTTTCTCTTACTTTTTCAATTGCCATTATCATCTCAGCGAATGCTATTTTAGCGATTTCTTCTTCTGTCATAGTAGCCCTTTAAATAAATTATTTGATATTACTCATTTTACGCCAGCATAGCGTTATATGCAACCATTTCCGCACGCAGCGTTAAGCGACTCGCTGATCCAGCGTTAAGGATACCCGATGTGACTCGAGAACGGACGTAATACGGATCGTCCACGGATGAGCGCATGTCATAGAAACTGACAAAATAGGTATTACAATGTCAGTAACTACTAGTGGTAATCTTGGCCCTATGATCTTGCAGAGCTTAGCTCCTGCTCTTTTGTACGTGCCAACACCCACAATGAACTATATTCTTGTCTGTGACAAGGTATCGATGCCTCCTAACGGTGGTACGACTTGCCGGTTCAACAACATAGACCTGGATAAATCTTCTCTGATAGGACTTGGAACTCTTAACTGCTGCATAAGCAAAAGACAACAAGGGGCAAGATCATGAAATTTTGTGATAGATGCTATATAGAATATGAAGACGAAGAGATAGTTCAGTTTGATAAAGAAAGTCCAAAATGGATTTGTCTTCCATGCAAATGGGAATTCGATGCTCGTCTGAAAGTTTTTTTAATAGATTTTTTCAATGATCAGCCTGAACGTAGCAAGCGAGAAGACGTTTTTGTTGTCCAAGGATCGACTGAATGTATTGCAATAGATGCAATTCCTTCAAAAGAATGTAAAGAATACCATGAGAATTCATACATTCAGATCAATGGTCAGCTTAGACGATGCGGTGCTCTGAACACTGTGGAAACACAGTGAGGGATAAGTAGAGAAAGTCCCCGCCTTATGAAGGAATAGGTCGTGTATCTATGCAAAGTTAACCTGCATAGAAGTGGTCAACGGCGCTGGCTGACGGGCCAGAGATGCGGAGGTTCGAATCCTTCTTCCTTCAAGGTCATAAAAGTAACAGAATGTATGAGACCAAGAGCCTTGGTTCCACCAACGATTCAGTTGGGTAACTCAGGTATTGATCCCCCAGCGCAAGTGCCGCAACGCGACATCATAGATGCGCAAATGGCATTTTTTGGTTTAGTTAAATTAACAGTGCCAAAAATGAATAACTTAATTGCAGAAAGACTGGCTGCATAATTAACGAACAAGTTATTCTCCAGGATTTATTATATAATAACTGGTCCTGGATAAATCTGACCTAATTGACTTGGACCCCTAAACCGAAAGGCATGGAAACAAGGGCCAAGGACTTAAAGGATTTGACAATGTGGAATAGTACGAACTCTAGCATTAAGTTTTTTGATCTCGGCAATACAGTCCTCTCGGAGGGCTTGTTCTTCGATGGTAATCTCGCGATTGCCCCTGCCCAAATTCATAGGGAAGGATTCTCTGAATTTGATGATAAGTTCACAGTGCCGTTTCTTTATAATAAGATAAGGCAAGATTTGCCCGACACAAGTCGAGAAGTCTATGTCCCGTAACAACCCATTCGTAACAGTCTCTCTTAAAGAGCTTGTCTCGGGTTTCCTTGAACGCAGCAGAGCAAGTGCCGCTGAATGTTTCTTGAAGCCAATGGAAAAGGCGAATGTCTGTATTAGAAACCTTAAGAACACAGCGGTAGTGCCCGTTTTTATAGCCATCCCCAGGCTTGTTCTTCAGTTTACAGGCATGAAAGCACCCCTCACCATCGACAATACCAGCAAGATAGGCCAACTGAAGTGGATTGTGAATCTTAGGAACGTACAAATTTCTATGTTTAAAATCTTTGTTGATAAACTTTGTCATATAACCTCCATGGTTAACAAGTTCATCAACCAGTATACACATGGAATGTGTTTAAGTCCAGGCTGACAGACTAAAGCGGTTGGATACACGAAAGTGTAAAGCGATAGTCGGGTCTCACGACGAAAGCGTGAGAGGTAAGCAGAAATGACTTATCCCCTCGTAAGAGGAGTAACAATTCGCAAGAAGGCGTCCTCGCTTGGGTATCCGAGCGTTTGGCCGTTGCCATGAGACAAGCAGAAGATTTAATTTTAAGAGATTATATCGTATCTGCTGCATCTCAAATTAACGCCGGTGGCGGAAACAACGGTGATAACCCAACTAACCTAGGAGTCTCTGACTTCTCATTAGTTGCAACGACCCTCGATACAAATAACGCCTATAAATTTATGAGCGGTATCGAAGGTATGGATAGATTCGGCACAGGCCCAGTACGTAGCGCATATTTCATGCTGTCTTCTACTGAGCTTCAAACCGACTTCGACGGATTGACAGGAGCTGGTTTCATTAACCAGTGGAACTATCCTACAAACGCGTCTGCATTGCCTTCAGAATATGGATCTGTATTCAACATACGTATCCTTACATCTTCTGAAGCACCAGTAGGCCGTGGAGTCTCTTCTAATGGTAGAGATGTCTATTATAATACAGTAGTTGCGAAACAAGCAATTACACATATTAACCAGGATGGTTATTCCATAGAGTTTGTGGAATTAAAACCTTTGGTAATTGACTTGGAACTCCTCGCTGCGTAAAAGTAGAAGGACAACAAGGGGCAAGATTATGAAGATAAAAAGTAAAGGCATTCGCATAGATAAGACTGGAAAATTACAACCAGATAAAAGATGCAAAGAACATTATTGGATTAATCAGCCTGAACGACTAAACCCAAAGGCCTCGAAAGAGGATGCGATAGTCTGAACTTTGCAGAAATGCAGAGAGAGCGATCCGAAGAGGTTGCTCCGCCTAATCTTTGCTGGCTCTAAGGATGCCGATACCGAAGCATACAAGAAGGAAGCAACAGGAAAGTGAAAGAGCGGTTATTATAATCGTTTCAATCATGAACCTAGTGTATATGATTAGGTCATAAAAGTAACAGATTTTGGAACCTGATTTATCGTGATCCATATTATTCCGGTATGCTGGCACAGAACGCCACGATTGCCGTGAAGTTTGCGCAAGCGCAAGCGATCACACAAGATACAGCTATCAGAAACCTGCTATGCACACGCGCTACAAACGCGTTCGCAGCTTAACGGAGGTTTTTTATGGCTGAATATTCAAGATTGGCAAAAGGTTCTATCGTCTCCACTGGAGCACCTCAGAACGTCATACTGCCATTTCAACCTGACTATGTTGAATTGATCAACTATACAGCAGCAACAACACCAGCTACTGGTGGCGTTCCTTTTGCATGGTGGGATTACAATATGGGTCAAGGAGCTGCGGTTTACGATGTTTTCAATGCAACACCTGTATTGACAACAGCTACAACCTTGGTAAACGGTATTAGCACATTTGCTGTGGGAACATCATTACAATATGGCGCTCCACAACAAGTTGTATCTGCTACCGCAACTATTAATCCTACATTTACAGTCACTAATCACGGTTATTCTAACGGTGATACTGTTATATTTCAGGGATTATACCAAACCCCAACGACTGGTATGCCGCAAATGGCCGGTATTCCTTTCTATATCTTTAATGTGACTGCAAACACATTCGCGGTATCGTGGGTAGCAACTGGTTCAAATTACACTGCACTTAGCGGATCTCCTGCAGGAGCAACGGTTAAGAGATTATCGAACGCATATCTCTATTCACCCGATGTTTCTATATTAGCTTCCGTCAGTGTAGCAGACCCTACTGTCTATGGGCCGCAGGCTGTCGCATTTGTGACTACTCACAACACCAACTTTGTGGTGGGACAGGAAATTGCATTTAGAATACCTCCTCAATGGGGAGATACTTCTTTAAATTCATTGCCTAATAATATAATTCCTGGATCTCCGATCTATGGATATATTATAGGAATAATGGGAACTAACAACTATGCAGCTAGATTCCCTTACGGCACATTATCAGGATTCAACTCAAATGTTCCTGTTGCGAGCCTCTCTGGATTGAATTATCCACAGGTACTTGCAGTTGGAGACATTAATAGTGGTGGTACACCTTATACTGGAAAGGCTTTATACCCCTCTCCAATTGTAAATGGTGTAAGTACTATTAATGGGCCTGCAATTAGTGGAGCTTTCATTAACAACACAAGCCAAGGATTTAATATTGGTAGTGTTCTTGCTGGAGCTTCTACGAATGTAATTTATTGGAGAGCGTTCTTACACGATTACTCCAATCCTTGATAGATAAAATGGTGCGGAATCCTAGGTTCTGTCCGCACAAGTCGTCGGTGTAAAAAGCCGAGGCGCGGGAGCACCGGTAGTTGAAACTCCGGGCTCCTCCCGTTTGTATAACCCCCTATAAGCAGGTATAAATGTCTCAACCATTTCCTCCCAATGAAGGGCCAAGAGCGCCGGAACGAAATCCGCCTATCATGCCTGATTTCTATTTACCGAGAGTTTTTTATATCGAGGCAATTGCAGAAGGAATAACGACGCTGATTACAACCACCAAACCTCATAACTACGTCATTGGACAAACAATCCGCTTAATTATCCCCCCTACTTTTGGATGTCGCCAATTAAATGAACAACAAGGAACCGTTATCTCTATTCCTGCACCAAATCAAGTAGAAACGACGATCTACTCATTAGGAGTACAACCATTCATCCCAAGTCCTGTATACGGCCCTACACCCCCTCAAATCATTCCTATAGGGGACATCAATAACGGAGGTATCAACAGTGTGATAACTCAAGGTTATACCGGCCAAACAACCCAAGTTCCTCAGACTATCTGTTTTATCCCAGGTTCATTCATAGATGTATCGCCGGCTCCTGGTAATACAGCCGATATTCCTACGCCAGGTTCCTAATTCCCTCAAGTAGCGTAATTAAATAATTTAGTGATATAAAAAAGTTTATCGAAAAAATAAACTTTATAGGTCACTCATGTCCGAGCATAAACCAGCCCCAAAACCACAATTAAATAGTGCCTCTCAGAAGGAACTAGACAAGGCAGAAGCCGAGTTTAAAAAGTTCGATGAAGAAGTCAAATCCATGACTTTCAGCATCGATTGAATGCAGAAACTCCTAAACAAGAGACTGAAGAACCAAAAATATCTCAGAAAGAAATCAGCCAACAGTAACGAAACCTATCTCAAGCCAGACGCGAACGATCGCCTCTAAGGAAAAATTCAATGAGAAGTTCCGCGATGAGTACAACTTCCAAAAAGAATACGTCCAACTTCACAGCTATAAATCAACGAGATTATAGGCGAGAACTATAGAAAAGTGGACCAAAGAGTTTGCAGGCCAACCTGCTGAATTCTGGAAAATTCCCACTGCCAAGCCTGTATGGGGTCCTCGATACTTAGCTGAATCTCTAAAAAGATGCAATTACCACGTCTTTTCCATGGATGAAAAACAAGTCACATCAGCTGATGGCATGGGTTCCTATACAGGAAGAATCGTAGTGGATTCCGTAAAACAGCGTCTTGATGCCCATCCTGTAACTTCACGCAAATCTGTCTTCATGGGGGCTAGTGGATTCTAATGGCTGAAAAAAAAGACTGGATCAAGGGAGCCATAAAACATCCCGGGGCATTGCATAAAGAACTTGGAGTTAAGGAAGGTAAAAAAATCCCCGCTAAGAAGCTTGAGAAAGCAGAGCATTCAAAAAACCCGACCCTCCGCAAACGAGCTAACTTAGCTAAAACCTTAAAGAAGATGCACAAATGAGAGAGCGCATTGAAGATTTAGGCCGAATTGCCGTTCTAACAGACAACATCCTGGATATGGAACTGTGGGATAAATACACAGGGCGTAATAAGGACTTTGTCGACCATTTTAGAACCCTCAGTGAGGATGATCAAGATGCTCGTGCTTCTGCAGGCCACGCCCGGCTCGCCGCTGTTCCACCACTTCATCACGCGCGCGCAGTTCGCCGCGGAATTCTCGCCGACGCCGGCCGACTATCTGCGCGTCGTCCAGTCGCTGCGCGCGGCCGGATTCGCCGTGCGGCCGGGGCTCCCGAACCGCACGATCGTCGATGCGGACGGAACCGCATCGGCCGCGGAACGCTATTTCGGCACGCAGATCCATCGGGTCGGGCAAACCGGATACGGTATCCGGTACGCGAACGCGACGACCGCTACGGTGCCGGCGGCGATCGCCGACGTGGTGCGGTCCGTTGCCGGCCTCGACAACGTGGTCGAGATGAAGAGTGACCGCGTCCCTGCGGTCAACGTCGGCGCGGCGCCGTTCGCATCCGACGCGGTGTCGCCGGACCTCTCCGGGCCGATCGAGCGCACGATCGGCGGTGCGTTCGCGGGTCTCTACCCGACGGCCATCGCGAAAGCCTACGACTACCCCGCGCAACACAACATCACCGGAGCCGGCCATTCGATTGCGATCGTCATCGACTCCGACATCGAAAACAGCAACCTGACCACGTTCTGGAAGGGCGCGAAGATCACGCGCACCGGGCACTTCTACCGGGTTCTCGTCGAAGGCACGAATCCGGGCGTCACCGCCGACTTGGGCGAGACCGCCATCGATACCGAGGAGTCGTCGAGCCTCGCCCCGGGCGCGGACATCTACCTGTACTTGCTTCCAGCCTTGGCCGATAAGCCGATCGAGGACGCGTACGATCTCGCCGTTCTCAATAACGTCGTCGATGTGACGAGTTCGAGCTTTGGCGGCTGCGAGACCGCGAACCAGGCATATGCCGACGGCTCGACCGGTGGCGGCTGGTCCGCGAAGACCGGATACGATCAGTCGACCGGCATCGGCTCCATCGAGAGTGGTTACGTGTTCGGGACCTACTACTAG